GTGGATGGCACCGCCGCCGATAGTGAAGGGGGCTGGCGTGAACTGATCGCGGGGGCAGGGGTCAAGACGGCGCGGGTGCGTGGCCGTGGTGTGTTTAAAGATGCCGCCAGTGACGCGCAAATGCGAACAGTTTTCTTTGCGGGTCAAATTTCGCGCTGGCAACTGGTCATTCCTGGGCTTGGTGTGCTCGAGGGGGCGTTGCAAATCGCTGAGCTGAAATGGGGCGGCGAATATGATGGCGAAGCGACATTTGCGATTGAACTGCAGAGCGCCGGGGCCATGACATTCACGGCGGCACCATGATTGGCGCACGCGGCGAAGTCGGGCTGGTGATTGGTGGCGTTGAGCGACGATTATGCCTGACGCTTGGGGCGCTGGCCGAGATTGAGACAGCCTTTGGGTGCACAACAATGGCGGAATTGCTGGTTCGGTTGAAGCATTTGTCTGCGGCAGAGTTGATTCAACTCCTAGCGGCGCTTCTCCGTGGGGGCGGTGAGCAGATCACAGATTTGAGTGAGGCGGACATTTCGCCCGGCGCAGCGGCAAAAGCCGTGGCGGAGGCGTTCCGTGCTGCCTTGGGCTGAGATGTGGCGAGCCGCATTGCGGGCCGGGATTAGGCCCGACGGGTTTTGGGGTTTGTCAGTGCGCGAATGGCGTTGGTTGAGCGGCGCCGGGGAGAGTGGGCTCGAGCGTGAGCGATTGGCCGATCTGATGTCGGCGTTTCCGGATTAGGGCGAGGATAGCAAATGGATGAGTTTGAGCGTGAATTGGGTGCCGCCGGTGACGCCCTCAGCGGATTGGTCGAAGGACCGGGTATCGCCGCCGCAGAGGCCTTGGAGCAGGCATTCGGCCGGGCAGGTCAGAGCATAGAGACCGCCCTTTCGAGAGCAGCGCAGTCCGGCGAGCTGGATTTTAAAAGAATGGCGGAAGCGGTGTTGGCGGACCTCGCCCGGATCGCGGCAGAAGCGGTGATCGCACAATCTGGATTAGGGCAGGGGGCTGGTCAGACGGTGAACCTAAATATGGCGGTTGGTGGCGGAGCCGATGCGGGATCAGTGATCGGCGCGGCCGGATCAATCGCGAACGCTGTCGCGATGGCGGCGGCGCGCGGAGGGAGATTTACATGAGTGGTTTTCACGAAGTGCAGTTTCCCATGCGTTTGGCATTGGGAGCCGTTGGTGGACCGGAGCGGCGGACAGAGATTTTAACACTGGCGAGCGGGCGTGAAGTTCGCAATGCGGTGTGGGCCCAGGCGCGGCGACGATGGGACGTTGGCGGCGCGGTATCAGACCTTGCGGGTCTGCACACTTTGATGAGTTTTTTTGAAGCGCGCCATGGGCGATTGTATGGGTTTCGGTTTAGCGATCCGATGGATCATGAGAGCGCGCCACCGGGGGCTGGAATTTCAGCCTCTGACCAGGTGCTGGGCGTCGGGGATGATGCAGTAACGGTATTCCAACTGGTCAAGGATTATGGCGGCACAATTCGGCCCATCAAAAAGCCCGTCGCGGGAAGTGTTTCCATCGCTGTTGATGGGGCTCAACAAAGCACCGGATGGAGCCTTGATACTGCGACAGGGCAAGTGAATTTCGACGCACCGCCATTGGCTGGAGCGGTCGTTACAGCCGGGTTTGAATTTGATTGTTCAGTCCGCTTCGACAGCGATCGACTGGAAGGCATCGTTGAGGCCTTCGGCGCGGGGCGGGTCGTCAGCGTTGGTCTGATCGAGCTAATCTAGGAGCAGGTCATGAAAACGATATCGAATGAACTTTCCGCCGCATTGGCCGGCGAGGTGACGACGCTTTGCCTGTGTTGGCGGCTGAAGCGGGAAGACGGGACTGTTATCGGTTTAACCGAGCATGATCAGCCGCTGAGCGTAGATGGGGTTGTCTATGAACCCGGGGCGGCGGTCGAAGCCGGCGCATTTACACAAAGCGCTGGATTGAAACCTGGCCGCGCCGCAGCCGCAGGGGCGCTATCGGCTGACGTCATTTCAGAAACCGATCTGGATGCGGGTCTATGGGACCGCGCCAAGATTGACGTTTATCGTGTGGATTGGAAGCATCCCGAATGGGGGTCTATTCCGATGTGGACCGGCTTTCTGAGTGAGATCGTGCGCGGACCTACCGGTGCGTTTGAGGCGGAGCTTGTTTCGCTCAAAGCCGAGTTGGAGCGGCCCGTTGGGCGCGTTTTGCAGAAGCGTTGCAGGGCGGTCTTGGGTGACGGGCAGTGCGGCGTCACCGATGTCGCCGGGCGGACCTGCGATCAACTTTTGTCGACCTGTCGGGACGTCTTTTCCAATACTGACAATTTCCGCGGATTTCCGCACCTGCCGGGAACTGATTTTGTACTGTCCGGCCCGGCTGCCGATGGCAATGATGGAGGTCGGCGATGACCCGTGCACAGATTGTAGCAAAAGCGCGGGAATGGACCGGAACGCCCTACCGTCATCAGGCCAGCAATAAAGGTGTCGGGGCCGATTGCCTCGGCCTGCTGCGCGGTGTTTGGCGGGAGCTTGTTGGTCCAGAGCCAGAGGCACCGCCGCCCTACACGCCCGATTGGGCCGAAGCCATGGGCGAAGAACAATTGCTGATGGCGGCGCGAGCGCATTTGATGGAAATTAGTATTGGGGATGCCCGTGAAGGAGACGTTTTGCTGTTTCGTATGGGTCTGGGGCATCCGGCAAAGCACTGCGCCATAATCGCCGCGCCGGGGCGGATTATTCATGCCTATTGGGGCCGAAGCGTTTGTGAAACGCGGTTGGTGCCGTGGTGGCAGCGCCGAATTGCGGCGGCCTTTCGGTTTCCGGACCTTACTAGAGGCGAGGAGGCCATATCCGCGCCGACGGAAGTTTAGTGACACACTGGCGCCCCGATGGGCGGCCGTTTTTTATGGAGATGTGAATGGCACAAATCGTACTTTCGCAAGCTGGCGCGGCAATTGGGTCATCGCTATTGCCATCAGGTCTGACCGTGTTTGGTCAAACGATAGCTGGTGCAGCGATTGGGCGCGCCGTTGGTAGTTTGGCCGGGCGGGCGATTGACGCATCGATGATGCCAGCAAATGAAGGCCCGCGGTTGAAAAGCCTGCACGTGATGGAAAGCCGCGAAGGGGCAGGTCTGCCAACCGTTTTTGGGCGTATGCGTGTCGGTGGGCAGATCATCTGGGCGTCGCAGTTTCTAGAAAAACGTAAGGAACGTTCAGCCGGTAAGGGCGGACCGAAATATGCGGAATATTCCTACTCTGTCAGTTTCGCGGTTGCCTTGTGCCAGGGGCCGATCACGCGAGTTGATCGGATTTGGGCGAATGGCGCACCAATCGCCTTAGCGGGTTTGAACTGGCGACTATATCACGGCGACGAAACACAGCAGCCGGACCCGTTGATTGAAGCGATTGAAGGAAATGGCAATGCACCGGCTTATCGCGGCGTTGCATATATCGTCTTCGAGGATTTACCGCTGGATGCATATGGGAATCGACTGCCGCAACTTTCCTTTGAAGTTATTCGCGCCGGCGACGTCCAACCGAATGGGCTGCGGGTGATGGTTGGCGGGGTCAATGTAATCCCGGCCACCGGAGAGTTCGTTTACGGGACACAAGTGGTGAGAGAACGCCGTTTCCCAGGTATAGAGCGTGCGTTAAACATGAATAATGGCGAAGCGCGAGCTGACTTTTCGCTCTCTATCGATCAGTTGCAAAGTGATCTTCCGAACGTCGGATCAACCACACTAACGGTGGCTTGGTTTGGCGACAATGTTGCCGCTGGGACTTGCCGCATCAAACCGGGCGTTGAGACCCGGGACCGCGATACGGTTCCCTATGGTTGGACCGTTGATGGTACGGGACGCGGATCAGCGCACCTAATTTCAGATGATGGGAACGGCCCAAATTATGGCGGCACGCCATCGGACACTTCCGTTTTGGAGGGGATTGCGGCGCTGAAGGCGGCGGGGATGAATGTTACGCTGTCCCCTTTTCTATTGATGGATACGCCCGGCTTTCCGTGGCGTGGGCGCATCACGGTGACAGCGGACGGAACGGCGGCAGCGCGCACAGAGATCGATACTTTTATTGGTTCGGACGGCGCTTTTGGATACCGGCATTTTATTTTGCACCATGCCCGGCTAGCGGCAGCTGCGGGTGGAGTTGACGCAATATTGCTTGGGTCGGAGATGCGTGAGCTGACCCGAGTACGCGATGACGCCGGACAATTTCCGTTTGTTGAGGCATTGATTCAATTGGCGCAGGAGGTGCGGGCGATTGTCGGAGTTGGTGTGAAGATTTCATATGCGGCTGATTGGACGGAGTACGGTGCGTACGTGCCGACCGATGGCAGCAATGATGTGCTTTTCCCGCTAGATGATCTCTGGGCGTCTCCCGATATCGATTTTGTCGGTGTTGATTGGTACCCACCGGTTGGTGACTGGCGCGATGGCGATCAGCATTTGGATAAACTGGCCGGGTATAGCGGCCCCGGTGATCCAACCTACCTGCTGGCAAACATGGCGGGCGGGGAGGCGTATGATTGGTATTATGCCGATGCTGCAGCCCGGGACGCGCAGGTTCGCACACCGATCGTTGACGGGGCGCATGGCGAAGACTGGATATTTCGTGCAAAGGACCTGCTGGGCTGGGCCTCTGCAATACATTTCGAACGCCCCGGCGGTGTGCGTTCGGTGACCGCCACCGGATGGTTGCCAAATATGAAGCCGATAAGACTGACAGAGATCGGGTTTCCCGCCGTTGACCGGGGGGGAAATGCGCCCAATCTGTTTTTTGATCCGAAAAGCACAGAAAGCGCGCTGCCGCCGTTCTCAAACGGGGCGCGGGACGACCTTTTTCATCGACGAGCCCTACAGGCTGCGTTGGCATTTTGGCAGGCGCGACCGGAGATTGATGGAGTGTTTGTTTGGGCATGGGACGCGCGCCCTTGGCCGCACTATCCGGTTCGCACCGATATTTGGAGTGATGGTCCCAACTGGCAATTGGGTCACTGGCTGAATGGTCGGACCGGGCTGATTGAGCTTTCGGAGGTCATCGACAGTCTGTCCGCGCAGGCGGGTGTGCCGGTCGATACCAAAGATCTGTTCGGATTTGTCGAAGGGTTCGCGATTGAGGGCATTTCAAGTTTGCGCTCTGCGTTGTCACCACTGGAAGCTGCGTTTGGGATAAACTGTATCGAGCAAGAAGGCGTTATTCGGTTTCGGCATCAGGGATATGATGTTGCGCAGATCCAGAATGCCGAAAATTCTATCGAAGGTGGCACACAATGGTCGCGAACTTTGCTGGATAAAGTTCCGGGACGTTTGTTGCTGAACTATATCAGCGGGGATGGCGGCTATGAGCCTGCCTTGGCCGAGGCCCGGCATGCAGTGGGCGAGGCTGACTTTGTGCTGCGTTTGAATATGCCGCTTGTGATGGGAGAGGGGCACGCACGCAGTCTGGCATCAATACTATTGTCACAAACCGTATCCTCCGTAATCGGAAGCGCAAGCGAAGGGCCAGCGAGCCTGACATTGGAACCGGGTGACAGAATTTTGGATGCAACCGGGACGGGATGGCAAGTTTCAGACATTGCAGACGATGGATTGAGACGGGAGTTGCAGCTGCAGCCGGATACCGGCGCCGGGGCCGGAGTGTTGGCAATCGATCCTGCTGATCCTGGATCGGTCGCCGGTGTGCCCGCCGACCCAGCATTTTTTGTTCTTGATGGTCCGATCCTGCCAGCGCGGCAAGGAGGGCAGCCATTGGTGGCCGTAACGGCCGATCCATGGCCAGGCCAAGTAAGCGTGCGAGCCGGGCCGGACGCGGCATCTTTGACAACAAGAGCTGTTGTGAACACACCCGCCGCGATAGGTCGCCTTCAAGCTCAATTACTTGCTGGAGCAATTGGGGTTTGGGACGAGAAAGCTATCCTGGATGTGGTCATACCGGGCGCAGATGTATCGTCCCAAACATCGCTCGCGGTTTTGAACGGGAGCGGACTGTTATTGGTGCAAAAAAGCACCGGGTGGGAGCTTCTTGCTTACCGGACCGCGCAGTTGATCGGAGAGGACCGTTGGCAATTGAGCGGATTGTTGCGCGGACTATCTGGAACGGCATCAGAATCCGCCTCGACGGGTGCCATTGTTATTCTGGCCGACGAACGTGTCCTTGATGCGCAGATGGTCGCTGATGAGATTGGCCTGCCACTGGTGTG